GTAAAGAAACCATCATGATCAGAAAGATCATTCGTTTTTTCAAGCAAGGTATGTCAGTCAAAGAAGCCACTGGTGGTGGTCTGTTCCTTGCTACTCCCAATGTATTTGGAGTAGATTTCTTCAATGATAAAGGATTGCATCATCCCTTCTTAAATAGACTTAAGAAGTGTGCCCTTACTAGTTTCGCAGTGAACTATGTTCCTGACGGCACATACATGACTCTACCTGATTCTGCGATGACAACGTATGAACTTGCTTTGAGTTTCCAAGAACTCGATCCTATCTACGATTCTGACTACACCAAACTTGATAACGATCAAGACCTAGAAATTGGATTCTAATGTCTAACTACTTCCGCCGCCTACCAGACTTTGAATACATCTCCCGTCTCAATGACAGGACATCTAATAATGATTATGTAACTGTCAAAAATATCTTCCGACGTGCTCTGATCCGAGAAGATCTTTTTGATAACTTCTTGGCATTCACCAAGTATGAGATCATTGGAGATAAGAGACCTGACCAGGTTGCCTATGAAGTCTATGGAGACTCCGACCTTGATTGGGTTGTTCTTGCTGCTAACAACATTATCAATGTTAGAAACGAATGGCCTATGAGTCAGTTCCAGTTTGAAAAATATATTATTCAGAAGTATGGATCATTTGAAAACGCAAATGAAGTCAAGCATTACGAAACAATTGAAATCAAAGATTCCTCTGGCAAGGTTCACATCCCCAAGGGAAGAATTGTATCGTCAGATTTCACAACATCATTTACAGACAGTCTTACTAATGTGAACGTCACCTCTGATCCTGCTTCTCTCTCAGAGATCACATATTATGTGCATGAAGAAAGACTCCAGAATGAAAGACGTAACATCAACATCCTGAAGTCTAAGTATCTGCCTCGCGTTCTAGATGAAATTGAGACTCTTCTTGATTATGAACCTTCTACTGAATTCATTAGTCCGAAGTTGAAGAAGGCAAGCAATCCGAACTTTGGTTGATCACTCTTCAGCGAGTTTCTGGAAGTAACTCAGAGCGTCATCCTCATCTTCGCTGGAGGTTGTAGGAATACTGACCTCTTCGCGAACTTCGGGTGCCTTGGATTCAAACTTGGGAGTGAAAGAACCACGACCCTCGCTCTCATCCTCAAGTTCCTCGTCGTAGCGACGGGTGGCAGGTTTCTGACCGAGCACAGACTTGAGACGCTTGTCAAGATCCTCATAGGACTTGAAACTGGAAGGCGCAGTAAACTCTGCTAGAGAGTACTCTTTTTTCCAGATTGCTTCAAGTGCATCATCGTCATCCAGGAGAGGCTCAGCAGAGTCAAACTCTGACTTGTCATAATTCCAGTAGCCATCCACCTTGCGAATCTTGAGTTTAAAGTTTGCTCCTGCCCAGAAGTCAAAGGGGTTGATAGGTGATTCATCTTCAAACTCCGGTTGCATTGCGGCTGTGATCTTGTCGAAGATCTTCTTGCCAAACTTGAACAAGAATACTTGACCTTCGTTGTGGGGGTTGACGGGATCCTTAACAACATAGATGTTGCTGTAGTAAGAGAGTTTACGCTTCTGCTTACGGACAGTCTCCTTGTCCTTGTCGCTACCACTGTTCCACAGTTCGCGATTGTATTCAGAGACGGGATCCTTCTGACCAACAGTGGTCAGAGAGTTTTCGATGTACCAACCACCAGGTCCTTGGAAAGCGTGAGAATAGATCTTCGCCCAAGGCAGGTCCTCACCATCAGGTGCGGGGAGGAATCGGATCACGGCAAAACCATTACCGGACTTATCCAGTTCAGGTTTCCAGAGTCGTTCGTCAGCACCACCACTCTTGGTGGCACTCGTCTTCTCAATCTCCTTCACCAGTTTAGAGGTGAGGGAACCAAGAGAGGACTGTTTTTTAAGGGAAGAAAAGGACATTAGATTTGGCTTGTGTTTGAGATTTGGCTTGTGTGTACTCCGTTATTGTAAGGGATTCAGATCCCTTTGTCAATCTGTTTTTTCATGACGTTGATCATCTTTTCCATATTGGTGAAGATGACTGACATGTCCACGTTAGGTGGCATACCCATCATGACAGCTGACTTAGTGATATTTTCTTTCATCTGAACTGCTTCAGGATCATCTGACAGACTCAGACGAGTGTAGAGGATCCTTTGCTTTTCAAGCAAACGAACAAGAAGATCAACGTGCTCAGACTTCTCCTGTTGGTTCATCTGAGGAAAGCGAAAGACGCTTTCATAGATCTCTTCTTGCAGTTCTGTAATTTCGGTCATCTCTGCACGGACAACCTCTGAGTCAAAGAAACTCATTCTTCTTCGGATTCCTCCTCGGGTTCAGATTCCAGCGAGTTTGCCTCTTCAATTTGCTCCAGTGCATCGATGGCACCGAGCACTTTAAGATAAGTGTTACGCAGATTATCCATCTGCTTTTCAATTTCAACCTGTTGATTCCTGAGATTTTCAAGAACGGTAGCATTATCAAGAGCCATGGACGATAACCTCCTTAAGAATTTTTTTGTAACGGAATACGTCAATATTTAGAAAGGGAGAATACTTGTTCATACGCATAGAGACGAAATTCCATACGGGATCCCGTAATTTTTTGTCAAAGTGAGACTTGTATCCAAGTATTCTATCCAAGATGATCAGCGTTTCCAAAGAGATTTTCTTTTGGAAGTGCTCCTTTAGAATCTTAGGATGTTGATTATCAACAACCTCGAAGTAACTGTCAAAGTCACCTCTAGTGAGGACAGATTCTACTTCCTCTTTGAAGAGATATGACATGGACTGCATTCTCTTCTGCCATTGGCGAAACTTACCGTCGCCTTCACGAATTATATCACCAATCCAGAGAGTTTGGGGATCGTCACATGAAACAAAGTTCGCTACAAAGAAATCCTCAATCTCTCTATCAGGGTGTGCTCTCGACATCTTCTCAAAGAAGTATCGATCCTTGCGTTTGTAGAATGAATTCAAAGTGGCACGAGACCTACCACAATACTTGTGGTAATCATACTTGTCCTTGGTGAAGTGTTGCTTCATCGCAAGGTAAGTCTTATAGCACTCAAACGGCATCACGTTTTAATTGAATAATAATTCTGTTGTTTTCAAAGTCGGCTTTGAAATCAAGTGGTTCATCATGAGGCCACATCAACTCTTCATAAAGAGCATTCAGTTTGCTCATGTCTTCATATAGATCAGATTCACCGCTCATAATGGCAACTTCGCTCGCGAACTTCTTTTGAGGAAATTGAGTTCCATGGCATTAAACTTGAGTTTCTCCTTGAGAGGTTTAGAGAGTAGTTTCGGTACTGTTTCTAACTCAATCTTATTCTCTTCGCAATACACAATGATTGCTTCGATGTAATTGATGTCATCACTTTGTGAGACGATCTTCTCAATATCTTGAGCGAACTTAGAAGGACATAAAAACTTTTTCTCTAGAACCTCATTGAGTTCTTTATCCATTAGAAATACTGTGGGTGACAAATTCTTTAATGTAGCGAACTAATAATTTAATATACTCGTCTTTGTTGCGTTTGTCAAATACTTTCACCTCACCACCTGGTGTCACCATCAGTGTGATGAGTTTCTTCACAGGAATACCTGTGAGTTCATAGTACATACAAGCATATGCAGTTTCCTGTACGAAGTAGTTTTCAAGCCACTTCTCAGGTTTGATCTTCTCAGATGTTTTGAAGTCAATGACTGCTAGTTCGCCCTCATACTCAGCAATACAATCCACTCGACCCGCAAGACCCAGGTACTCTGAATACAGAGTCCTTTCGATTGCATGAATATTTTGAATCTTGTCTAAGTATGGTTTGGCATGGTGGAACATGTATTGAGTGGCAGGAAGAAAGTTCTTCCAATCCAACTCTTCATTCATGAGGTACGCTTGCGCCGCCTCATGAAAATCTGTACCACGTGCGGTTGCCTTCTTCGTAATTCTGTTAGCTTTCTCTTCTCCAACTCGCTTTCGCCATTCAATAAAAATTTGGCGGTTATAGAAAGAAGTGACAGAAGTAATAGAAGGAACCCAGTCTCCATTCGGGACTTGATAGAGTCTACAACCTGGTGTTTCTTTTTTCTCAAGTTCAATGTCACCTAGAAAATTATGATGAGTGAATGTCATATCATACCAAGAGAGTTCTTAGCGAGAATGTACTCTTTGACAAGTCCGGAACGAACGATGTCCTCAAGTTCAAATTCTACAACAGCGAATGATTCCATTCTAGTAATGATCTTAATGAAATCGGAGATTCCATTACGCTCATTGTTGTTTCTCAGGTCTGACTGAACGCCATCCCCACAGAACATGATCTTGGAGTTCTCACCAACACGTGTGATTATACTATCAAGTTCGTGGAAGTTCAAGTTTTGACACTCGTCCACTATGACAATGGCATTGTCAAGTGTTGTTCCACGAATGAATGAGGTAGACCAGAATGAAATGGTCTCCTGTGTTTTTAGATTACCATACAGCATTTCAAAGTCTGCATCAGTAGGCATCTCGAACATGTACTTAACCATGTTCTTGTATGGAATTTGATACAGAGAGGACTTATCCTCATGATCTCCGGGGAGGAATCCAATCTCTCGTGTCGCCACCAGAGATCGAACAATGTAGATCTTTTCGTATGGATTATCGTCACTCAGGACTTGCTTTAAAGCTTTGTAGAGTGCGATAAATGTTTTGCCTGTGCCTGCACAACCGTAAGCGAAGAGGTGTTTGTTGGCATCATATTCTTCAAAAAATTTCTCTTGATTCTTTGTAAGTGGTTCAATGTCCACCAAGAGATCCGCATTGATTGGTTTCTTTCGGCGCATTTGCTTTGCCGTCAGTCCAACTCCAATGGGGTCGTCCTTCTTTCTTCTCGGCATACTAGGTAATCTTCTTTACTTTAGAACCAGGTGCTTTGGATGCTTTATCTAGAACCTCGTTCCAGCCTGGATTTCTGGAAACAAGTTTGTTCCTCCAATCACCGACCTCTGTGGCCATAGGAGCAGTAGATGGATCTGACCAATCACGGATCCACCCTGGGTTGTCTTCCAACCACTGATCCCAAACAGTGAAACTCATTTTCACTTCTTTTTGTTCACCAGTTTCTGTATTGATGACTGGATATGTAGGCATGATAAGAAATGTGTACGGTGTATTTAGACCCAACCCAGGGCCTCTGAGACCACTGGAAACTCTTTGCGGAAGATGGTCTTACAATCTTCTGCAATATCCATGTGCTCCTTCTGTGTACCATTAGCAGCACGCAAGGAGATGTAATGAACCCATGACCGAACTGATCCTGTCA